ATAGTTGCCACCTTCGCCGCCCTTGTCGAACCAACGTGCAACCACAGATGACAATGTTGTACTGCGAAATACCTCACGTGTTGGAGCCCCACCATAGCCATCTTGAGTGACCAAAATATAGCCAGACATCTTAGAGTTGACTACCTTGGTAGACTGTGCTATCCCATTGACATATTTTGTCACAGTAACCGGCGAAGTATGCTTGGACATAATTATACCTCAAACAATTTGAATTGCGCGTGATAGTGCTGCCAAGATAGGAGTGGGCCAGCCTTGATTTTGTTGTGCCTTGATGATTGAAGCTACATTAGGAGTCAGACGATGGTAAACCAAAGCAACTGAACGAAATGCACCTTCACGATCATTTTGGCTGAGTCTTGACAGATAAGATTTATTCAGAATACGAACAGCCCTAGCTTGTGTCAATGTCAGACCTGCATAGTAACGTATTTTCATCACTGTCCTTTAGTTAACTGTCTAAGAGTATATTATATACCCAAACTGATTTATTGTCAAATTTAGGCTTTCAGCATTTGATCAACAATTGTATCAGTCCCGTAGATGCGATCAAACTTTTCCCAAGCTTCATCCTCATCCTTAGCAAAGATCAGGATGATAGCATCACGCCCAACAGGGTCGTAGGTGTAAAATTTGAACTTAATTTCACCTTCGAAACCCTTTGCTTTTACGATCATTTTTTGCCCCGTTAGTTAACTGTCTAAGTATGTATTATATACCCAAAACGATTTATTGTCAACTTTCATTTCTCTAAAATGTTTACCAATGTGGTAGCAATTTCTTTTGCCATTTGTTTGGCTGTCTCATTGATTTCATTTTTGCTGCCTCGAATGTTGGCAATCATAAGCCACAAGTCAGCATTTTCTTCACAGTATCCAATGAACCATTTCCAATTAAAGTTACTACCGCGAAACTTGGGGTTATTGAACATTGCCAGCTGCACTGCGACATTGGCATACATGCAGTTTGCAATTTTAAGTCTAGTCTTATCTGAAATCATTCTTCAACTCCAAAATGTTTTTTCAGTACTTGTTGAAAGTTAGTCATTGACATTGAACAATAAGCGGCATGAACACTGCTTAGTGAATCATATCGCTCTTCTTCCTTTACTGCTAGATCAATACATTCCCGAATCAATAGCTCGGCGAACTTTTCCAGTTCATGACTAGAAATTAGATAGTTAGGTCCAGTTAGGCCTTGCCGTTCAGCAAGTTCACGAATTCGTTCATTCATTTTTCAAATCCGAAATATTCTTTAATACGATTTTGTACCTGTGATGCTGCTTCATAACTCAAGTCAGAATTTTCATCACGCAGTACATCACGCACACATTCTGTAGCATGACCGATAATCAACTCGGCGAACTTTTCCTTTACAGGGTTAGGAACAATGATAGTGGCATATTTGTTTTCTGCCTTGAATTCTTCGAGAGCCTGTTCAAAAAGTTCTTTAAGTCGTTTGTTCATACCAACTCTCCGGTTTCATCGTTAACACATCCTACATATACTGCCAGCAATGCTTCTTTATTTTGCTGAGCCCTAGTATTGCGTATTTCAACCCAAGAATGGGCTTCGAACGGCGATTCAAATTCACGTTCTTCGAGAACTTTATGATCGTTTAAATGTCCACCGACTATTGGGTGAACTTGAACAATGTGAAAGAACTGAGTCATTTGTTTCTACTTACCAAGCCTGACGGTTGATGGTTTCAAGTGCTTGACCAGAATCTTTCAGCTTGAAAGCATCTCCAGTTTTTCCCCAACGTTGAACTTCCTCCAGAAGAACTTCCAGAGCAGTTTCTTTGTCCATAGAACTGAACACAAGTGACCAAGCACCATTGGGGTTTCGTTCGACATCATTCAGTTGACGCATGACACGATACTGATAAACTTTCTCTTGATACATGTTCACTCCGTTAGTTAACTGTCTAAGTATCAATTATATACTAGAACCGATTATTTGTCAAATTGACAAAACATGTTTGCATTTTCCTCGGAATGTATATCCAGGGCAACTGCATGATTTATCAATGGTATTCACAGTGTAAATTTGTCCTTTGCTGCCTGTGATTTTTATCAATGAGGAATCCTCTTTGACTTTAGCAAAAGGATTGCTCTTTAAGATTTCAAATTTCCTACCTCGCAGATCAATTGTAATGGGCTTTTTAAAATATACTGGCGCCTTACCCACCGGGATATAGGCATGCATCTTATTGCCATCTAAGAGGTAGATATGGTTGGGAGTTGTAACACTCCAACGAGTAACTTCTTGGTAAGCTTGCATAACCTGCTCCGTTAGCGGGATTAAGTAAAGGATTGATGACCTAGCTTAGAGGCTAGACTTTTTTGTTTTTTAATATTTGCTGGTTGTCCTGTGCCACTATCATCATGGCTAAACAATCCATAAAGATAAATCACAGTGGGGTTAGATCCACTAATTGTATAAAATATACTGATATCTGAGGTTAGATGTGCATGCCTGATTTTAGGCACGGCCTGCCCTATAGGTGCGAACGATCCCATGGGATAATCTTTGGAGCCAAATGGTTGCGTGGGATTTTCAATTTTGGCGCGTTTGAATTCTTCAAACTTTGCTTTTATAACGGGATTGGACTGCACCTTGTCTACAAATGTGTCCTGAAAAAGCTTACATATTTTGAAGACAACTGCCATTATACAGCCCAAGATTCCATAAGAACACTGAGTTCATCACCAGTCATTTCCTGAGACCAGGCATTTTCAGCATGTGCCGCAGCAATTTTCTTCATGTCCTCAGACAAAAATGCAGTGCCGCCTTCAGAAATAGACGGTTCGACGAGTTTTTTACTGTTATCTTCAGTGATTTCAGAGATTTTCATATGCAGTATTTATCCTTCTAAGCCATTATTATAACTTATCAGAGATTAATAGTCAAATCATTTATATTGATCGATTGGGGCTGAAACTTGTTCAAATATAACTGGATTTGTATTTAAAGTCAAATTGGCAAAAAAAAGGGGCCAAAGCCCCTTTTTTATTTTTTGCCCTGTGTGGCTTGCCAGGCCTTCATAACTCCCTCACCAAATTTTGCATAATCGATCTTACCAAAATCCTGCACAACTTTGATGGTCTCTCCGGCAATTGTGGAGAACGCATTTGTGCTGGCATTTACTGCTGATTTAGTATATGTGGTTTGAGAGTCCACAAATTTAATCATGGCGTCTGCTAATACATCGTTTTTAACAAAAGTTTTGACGAATTCTTTCTTTCCCATTTGAATTGCATCTATGGCGGTGTCAAGTGTAAACATTTTTATTTCCTTTTAAAATTAATTTGCAGCACTGTGCCGCAACTTAGTGATATTTATCTATTATAACATAAAAAATGCTGCGACCGCACATTTTTAGTATACTTTGGTGGAAAAAGTTTTGTAGTTATAAATTTGATTAAATACTATATCGAAATTTATTTTTCAAGGAGATATCGATGTTTAAAAAAATCAAGGAGTTTTTATTTGGTAAACCTATTGAAGTTACGCCGATCGCGGCACCTTATAAAATACCTGAACCTCAGCAACCCTTATCTGTTACCACCAAAGTTGAGCCTGTAGTATCAGCGATCAAGGAAGTAGCCAAGAAGAAGGCCTCTAAGCCTTCAGTGAAGCCTGCAAATGTAGCTGTTAAAAAGTCGACACCACGCACAGCCAAAACTACTAAAGCAAAACCAGTGGCAGCAAAAAAAGCATCAACCCCCGCAAAACCAAAATCAAAGAAGATTTAATTGTTTAGCTTGCTTGGCTAGTTCAAAACTAGCCAAGTTTTTTGCCTTACTTTCGGCTACGATATCAAAATTTTCTAGGAAAGTCAATGCCCAATCATTGACTGCGGTATTCCAATAAAAATCACTATGTGCTCGAATTTTTGACTTTTTATGCCCGCTTTTTAATAAAGCTTGCAGATCGGGCTTGTGAGTTGTAGAATGACCAATTAATAAATCCTCTCGGCTTACTGAATAGTGAATCGCTGGTCTAACCCCTCTCCAACTATCAATAATCCTTTTTACACGATCATCGGCAGCGTCAATATATTCTCCCGTCATCACCCAATGGTGATGAATGTCTAAAACTAATGCTAGGTCTTTGGCGAGCTCTAAGCTTGCACCGATCCCCCAGTTGATTTCGTCGTTTTCAATGGTAATGCAATTCCTTGCTTCCGGGCTTAATCTCGGAAGTACAGCTCGAATACCAGCTGGGCCAGCACGGCCACTGATATGTACATTGATTTTAAAATCTTGAAATTTTTGCCCAAACCCCATCCATCGTGCCATATCAGTATGATATTCGAATTCTTCAATACTGCGGTCTACAATATCTGAGGATTCGCTAGCTAAAACAACGAATTGCCCTGGATGAAAACTAAGCCTGACATCTTTGCTTTTAGCAAGATCACCGATTTGTGCAAAGTGCTTTTGGCAATATGTGACGACATCGGGTCGTCTCCAAAAATATTTCCAATCTTCATGTGTATAAGCTGGCAATATGTCTGAACCTAGTCTAACCATTTTTAGATGAGGTTCTAATTCAGATACTTTAGAAACCAATCTACGAATAGCTTCAATGTTGAACGTCATTAGATCCCAGAGCTTTTCTTCAGCCACTGAAACAGTCTGACGATTCAACCAAGAAATTGTAGTGCTGGCAGTGTTGTACTTTTTGCAGTCATCTTTGGCTTTAATTCCGTTAATTTGATCACTGAAATCAATCCATTTGCAGCAAAAACCCAATCGTTTTTTGTTCATAATCTAGAATTTTGATATATTCTATATTATAACACAAAACTACATTTATGTCAAAACTTGTCAAATTGTATGCTTATTACATGCTCATAATTTCGTCTAATCAAACTTTTATACATTAGATTTTTATGAACAAGAAAATCCAATGCACCTGAGTCAATTGAGAATTTGGCAAGTTGTTTAAAATACAGTGTTCGACGGTCAAAAGTACCCAAGCAATCACTGCATTTATCAGTTAATTTATAAGCTGAAGTTTGCCAAGTATTTTTATCTTTTAGATCCCAATCATGTATTTCGGTAAATGCGGTAACTTGATTGTTGGTTTTGATAATGGCGGGTTGACTGTATTCTCGTTCTTTAAAATCTTGATTTTTGTAATCTTTTACAGTGGTAACAACTATGCCATTGGTTAGAAAACATAATTGGCTGATCAATGCTCTTTGATCGGAATCAGTTTTTGCAAAAGTCAAGTATTCATCAACTGCCACCACGGTGTCAAACTTTCTTAAATTGGCCAATGGCTGTACAGCTATATTTTGATTCGTCAACCAATTAAAAATTCTATCACTGACATTGGTTACGTAAATTTCCTTGGCTTTGGTTGATAATATAGCTGGATTAAACCCCACAAATAGTATACTGTCGGTTACTGCATTGTAATGTTCATTGACTCGATCTAAAATTTCTTGTTTTTTGTCAATGATATCTTTTCTCTTGCTATGTAAGCAAAAGGCATCAAAGATGATATCACTATAATTTGTAAATTGTGTGGTCATATAAATTATTAAACTTGTATTTATTGCAAAATTGCAATTACGGTAAACCAATGCCACCGTATTCAAATTTAATTATTGTCCTCTGGTATTGCCGTAATGTATTACTTCAATACCAATTTGATCACGTGGGTAGGTACGCCAGGGATCAACAATCACACTACCCTCTTCAATTATGCAATACAGTGGTTGCTCATTGACTTCACCTGAATAACCATAGGTAATTTTTTGATTATGAGCTAATAGTACTACACCTTTGATGCTATTGGGAACACTGGGTTCTGTCAATGGATCTATGTAAGTGGGAGTAAATCCCAGGTCTTGGCAATACCACCCAACCAACAAACTGTAACTACCATCTATATATGACACGTTGGGTTTGTAAGCCTTACCGTGGATGTAAATAGGGAGTTTGGTTCTCTGAGACTGTTTGATCAATTCAAAGGCCATGAGTTTTGCTTGCTTTTCTCTGGCATGCATGATGCTGTCAAAAAGATCATAGCCCAAATCTAATTTCTGAGCCAACCAACGCAGTGCGATATTATCACGTGGATGACACGGTCCCGCATCTCCTAACCCCGCAGTCATATATTTAGGCCCCATGATACGCATATTACTTGATGCTAGTGCTTGGGTAACTACATCAACATTGATATTGCCATTTTTAACTGCTACGTCTTGTATCATGTTTGCCAAACCAATCTTGGCACTTATGAACGTATTGTAAAAAATTTTGATGCATTCTGCCTCGTCCCAGGTCCCCACTTCATAGCGTGGAGAATTCTGCATAAAGGTCTTATAAAAATCAATTAATTCAGCAGCATCTTTGTTTATATCTCCATCTTGGGTGCCAATGATAACCATTTCAGGATTGACCATATCCCATTCTACGCTGCCCATGGCAATCAAATAGGGATTATAAACAAATCTAGCATTAGTTATATGTTCCCTGAGCTCTCGACGAGTAGTTCCGGGCAAAACTGTACTAATTAACACAACCATTTGGTGTGGTTTGGCAAATTTATTGACTTGACTTAATACAGATTTGGTGATTGAATAATCAAAATCCTTATTTTCCAAATGAGTAATGGGTTGGCTACCATCATACTTTGGATCATGCGGAGTTTGTACTGCGATGAAAATAATATCCTTGCCTTCTACTGCTTCTGCTAATGTAGCGGCAATTTTTACAGTTTTACTGCTTCTTGGCTGTATGTCATATCCTGTAACATCATATCCAGCTTCAGCCATGACCTGTGCACAAGCCAGACCTAATTTACCAATCCCCACAAATCCAATTTGTTTTTTATTTGACATAGACAATTTCCTTAGAAAATTAATTATACAAGGTATACGCGGGTAACACTAGTATAACGACACAATTATCAATACAGTTTACCTTGTATTTTGAAACACAACTTTAAAACTATTTATTTGCTCTAGGCACTATCATTTTTTTTACTTTTGATAAATAAAATTATTAGTTAAGTTATTACTAAAAATCAATAAGGAAATTTATTATGGCAGACCCAACTGCATATTTAACTACAAAGATTGCTGCTGCAATTGGGGGATTTATGGGAGGTGCGGCAATTATGTCGTTTATTAAACCCAAATCAGTTGGAGAAGCTTTTGTCCGCGGAGGAGTCAGTGTTGGTAGTTCAATTATATTTGCTGGTCCGGCGTTGACTTTTTTAAATTTAAATCCGGATTGGGACATGCAATTGATGTCAGGCTCTATAGTAGGATTTGTGGCCTACAGTGTATTGGGGATGATTGCTAATTTTTTAGCAAAAAACAAAGATAGGGATATAGTTGACGTAGTAAGTACTATCAAAACAGATCTAAATAAATAATACTCCTGAGATGAATTATGAGTTATTTGGGAAATTTAATTTCATTCGTCTACGACACAGCAACTACATTAAACTTTTTTTGCTATGTACTGATATTTTTGAGTGGATTATTTTTGACAATACACAATAAATTTCTACCTCATTGGATGATACATCCAATTTGGTATTTGAGTGTATCATCGATAATGGTGGTATGTTCAATTTCCTTGAGTTGGATATTTGGTCATGACTTTCCACTGGGCTATCATAAGCTTGGATTGTTATTCGAGATTTTATTTAATGTAAATCTAGCAGCGATTATGATATCATTGGTGATGCATTCATGCAAACATGAAGATAAATCAATTTGAATCGTTAATTTTATCTCTGAGAATTTCGTAAAAGCTATCTAATTCACCACCAAATTTGTGCTTTAAATGGTCCAAAGCTTGCAGGCAAAATTGATAATTCTTTAATTCAAATTGTTCCATCATTGTTTTGTGCAATTTAACGTTGTTATCCAACTCTGCCACTTCAGCAAATGGTATACTTTCTGAATCAACAACACAAAAAGCACGAATATATGAATCATTAATTGGCATCTTTTCTAGATCCAATATAATGTAATTCTTGTTCAATGCTGATACTGCTTCTTCGCCTATTATTATATACATGGCAAATACCTCAAAGGGTGGTCAATGAATATCTCGCAACAGCAGATTGAAGTGCTTTGACTTGATAAATGCAATCTGCCAATGCATTGTGTATTTGATCTCTATTAGACTTACGATCGTCACCCAATGCACCAAATAGGGTTCTGCTATCACGTATGGCATAATATGCCCAGGGTGCTGGTTGACCCAATTGCTTATATAAATTTTCCAGTATAACAATATCAAACACGGGACCTTGAGCCCAAATATGTTTATGACCGCTGATAAATTTATTCAATTTTTTGGTAAAAAAATCAAGGCTAACTCTATTCTCAGAGCTAAATGCTTCTTCTCTAACTTCTGGTTTTTGTTTCCCCCACCATTCTATGGTGCTGTCGTCCGCAACTCTACCAAGATCAAATTGAGAATCCACATCTAATTTTAGATATAGCTCCTCTATTATATCTGCATCTGGATCAAAAGGATTGAACTTTACTGCTCCCAGCGTGAGAATCACGGCATCAGGGCCTGTGCCCAGTGTTTCCAAATCCAGCATTATGCTAAAACTCATATATTACCTAGATGCTTCCAATTTAACTACCAATGGATATCCATTGTTTCTAGCCAACATAGATACTTCCACTCCCTTTTGTTCTGCCATTTCATAGGGCAAAGTTGCAACAACAGCTGAACCCTCAGTGTGTATTTTGTTAGTCATTTCCTCAGCCTGCGGTTGAGGGTAGTTAAAAACGATTACCAATGACTCAATTACAAACTCTTCTGTAGTTATATCATCGTTGATATAAATCACATTGTAGTCAACAGGTTCAGTCAAATTAGTTTTGGGTTTTATTTTTGGAATTATCTTTGGTTCTGCAATTTCTGTCATGATATTTGATATTTTCAATTTGATAATATAGTTGGGGCCGATGTCATCGGCCCCAACATCAATTACTTGTCAAAAGTAATTGGAATACGCTTGGGTTTTTGCTCTTCTGGAATAACTTGTTCCAAAGAAATAGACAAGATACCATTGCGTACTTTGGCGCCCAGAACCTGCATATTATCTGAAAGTGCAAGTTTTCGTGTAAATTCACGAGAACTTATGCCACGATGCAAGTATTCTACAGATTCAGAACCGGACTGTACTTGTTTACCAACAACAGTCAGCTCATTACCATTTAAATCAACAGTGAGCTCGTTTTCTTCAAATCCCGCAACTGCCAATTCCACCTCATAGCTATAGTCACCACGTTTGATGACATTATATGGGGGATAAGCATCATTACTACGACTGTTTGCAAATGTGCGATTCAATTCATTAAAAATGCGATCGAATCCAATTGCATGACGATGTAAAGTTGGAAAGTCTAGGGTTGAAAGTTTAAGTTGTGTCATAATAATCTCCTTTAAGCAAAATATGACTAGTGAGACCCCACCCGGGCATCTCACTAATATTTATTATAACTTATAGATATTAAAAAATAAATCTTTTTGATTATTTTTTCTTAAACAAATCATCCAATTCTCGTAACCAAGTCACTGGATCTTGACCGCGATAATGGTTACAATCTAAAGTTTTAACAGCCATGTCCCTGATACCTTCCATCCATTGTATATCGTCGTTGCTGTCATTGTACAAATAAATGTCATAGACATCGTCACTGAGTTGCAGTAAGATTGCTTTAATTTCCTCTTCAGTCCAGTGGCAATTTCTTATTAAGACTTTGGGTATTGAACGGTCAAATTCTAGATCGGGTGCTGTAAAAATTCTTGGCATATTATTCTTTCTGTGTTGTATTGTTTGTTTTATCTTTAAGCTTGTTAATCCAAGCTGCTAAATCTTGTTGGCGATCTGGGTGAACATAATCATCGGGATTAGTGGGATCTTTACCATCTGCTGAATAATCACGCTCACGATAAGTTTCATCATCGTTACCACCAGTGACATCAGCGCGGTCGTGGTAGACTTGTACTGAGATATTTTTCATTCGCCCCACAGGAGTTGACACATTGTATATCCACCAATCGCTGTGAGCAACTGGACTGATACACCCAAAAAATTCAATCCAATCACATGGAATAATTGGAAATAGTGCAAATGGATGATTCATGTTTACGCAGGGCATTCTAAGCAAACCAAAATAACCGGAATTTTTCAAAACTTCCTGATCCCAGTTTTCAGTAAGCATGACTGCATCATCATTCCAAAACATAAGCCATTGACCCGAGGCTTGCTCTCCTAGAAAGTTAACATATCGATTGAGTTTTAAATAACCAAATCTTTGTGTTTCAAACACTTTGCTGGAAGCATTGCTTTGTGCTATAAAGTCAGGCCAAACATTTTCAAAGAATTCTCGGCTTTCATCATCATCATCATCGTAGGCTATTAGAATTTCCAAGTTTTCGCCCATGTTAGTGGCATTAGCTACCAAGCTGCCTAGACTTTTTACCAGTGCCTCGGTTCGTTTACGTGTAGGTAATAATATTGATATTTTAGGTTTTGTCATTTTTTAAATTTTGAATTTTTTCTTCAATTAGATCTTGCTCACGCTCTGTTAGTTGATTTAAGTCATATTCGTTGTTTTCTAATCTTTCAATGAGATAGGACAAATATTCATCGTCGTAATTATATTTGCTGGCTTGTGCTTTGTCAACTTCTATCCACTGTGCACCATTGAATTTGAACATTCTATTGGGAACATAGTCCACTCTTATGTAAACATCCCCACGCACTACATCTGTGGGAAATTTAATCCCATAACGTCTATTACCAAAGGCATTAGCCTGAGGTGCATTGTCAGCCTGTGGGATTAATTGTTCAGACAATTTGAGCTCGTCCAAGGGATTATTAGAAGGGTGCTCATTGGCAATGATAGAGTCTGATCCAGCTGGCATATCTCCTATACTAGAACTAATTTTATCGTCGGTGATTACCGATGTTATGGTGGAACTGGTGTTCGCAACCATGGGGCTAAGATTTTTAAAATGACTGAAAGATTTTTTTAAATAGGGATTGGAATCTAGAATTTTAGACTCCAAAGGCTTCGTTTGGGGTGCCTCGTCATTGACTGTGGGTTTGGGTGATTCTTCGGTTTTGGGCTTGCTGGTGGTTTTTTCAAGTTTTGCCCATTTAATACTTTGTTGACCTGATAAAATCAATACCAAGGCCAAGGGATCAAACACCAGAACAATTATAATAATGACCCAACGAACAGCACGTTCCAATAAGTTAGAATCCGGATTGTCTCCGTAGAGCAAAGCTGCGATATATTTGATAGGACCAACTTCAACTTCGGCCTTTCTAACCTCTACAGCAATTGGTGCTCGTTGCTCATTTAATTTATCTATTTTAGCTTGGCTGGCAGAAAGATCAGCCAGCAATTTTTGTCTTTCGCGTTGCTGACTTTTACGAGTATTGACTGCTTTGTCTGCTCCAGATTCTGAAGTTGACCTACTCATTAGTTGGTCAACTGAATCATCCATTTGTTTTAATGCTTTACGAATATTTTGACTATTTTCTTTTTCCGTGGCTATCTTTTCATCTAATAACGCAACCTGAGCCGATATATTTCCAGTAGAGGACGATTGATCTAAATGTGCCTTTGATAACCCACCAAAAATACCCATGCTGGTTAATAGCATTAAAATACCCACTGCCGGCACTAGATAGAGTTTATATGTTATATTGGCTCTGTGCCAATTTAGCTTTAACCACATTGCAGCCGTGACTTTTCCCACCTCCAAGGCAGTTCCCAATATGACTATTGGCCAAAAAGAGCCAGGAAATATTGCGGTTAACCCCACTACAGAGTAAAAAGCACTGATAACAGATATTGTTACAGCAACAAATAAAGTATAAAGTCCGAATAACATAGGATAAAACAGACTATCCCATAAGTCATTGGCACTTGAAAAAGGGAATTTGCAGTCTCTAAGTATTTAGCTAACTGCAAATCCCCTTTAAGTTATTTTTATCTTGCCCAATGATAACCTATCACTGTAGAGTTTTTGACCTCTTTGCCGTATAAGATCACTGGACCCTTGTGGATCCTTATCAAACATAGATTTTAAATCATCAATATCTATACTGTCATCCACCTGTACTATATAGATTTCATAATGCCTTTGAGGATTATAACGGGCTCTAAGCATAATTGACGAGATCAGTTGTGCTGCTAAGTGACTACGAATACCAGAATTACTATCCAATGATTCAGATTTCAATATATTGAATACATTTTCAGTTTCCAATAAATCTAAGTCAATACAAGATTCCAACCCATACATATCCCAGCTCAATAACACTGTTTTGCTCATAACAAAGACCTCACACTGCCCAATGCGTAGACCATTACCAATCCGGCGTTGACAACCACTAGGGCATTATCACGAATACGCATCGCCCAAATCAAAAAAATCAATGACCCAGCATTCAACAAGTAAACATTAAGTGGATTGACATCTAAACTAGTACATATGGCACCAGCTAAGGTGGCAATTGTAGCCAGCCATTTTAGAATGCTATCTTTCTGTCGATACGTTAAATTAAGAAAAAGACTCATAATACTGTTCCATGTCATTTAATTCTTCCTCGGTCAGCGAGTAAGTTCTGGGATCCGTTGCCAGCATATCCAGGATTTCAGCTTCTAATTCCGCAGCAAATTGATTTGTTGAACTCAGCGGCTGTGTACTTACTATCAATTTGCCTCCACCCTCAACTTCAATTTGATGTAATTGTTCAAAACGATTTGTTTTTTATTAAAAACTACTGTATAAGTCATAAAACACCTTAAAATTCAAGTATTTGAAAACCACGTACAATATCACCCTCAACTGCATTCAACGCCTCATCGACACTCCATTTTTGATCCAAGGCCTGAATATGCCGCTGCCTGATATAACTCAAACAATCAACTGCAATCAATTCGGTAAACTTTTTTAAGGCCTGCTCACTGAATTCTACTCCCTTACCTCCGGAATCATATACAATGCTATAAACCCCAGGAATGACGTCGGCAGTATTATCAACTAATTGAGAGATTCTTTGTTCGTTCATTGCCCGTCCCCAAGAAGAAAATACAACATATCTAGATCCAGTTCCCAACGACTATTATATATTTGACATTCAAGCCAAGAAAGAAAGGGGTCGTTTAATGTTTCCATTGAATCCCGTTAATATTGATTGAGTGCTGGGCAAAGATCAGCAATCAAGGCACGTTCACGTTGATGAGCAGGTCGACGACCACGGATAGTTTCCATCAACTCGTACTCAAAGGCGTCTGCCCCATACTTTCGAATACTGGCGCAAAGATTCCAGTCCTTGTTTTCGGTTAATGCACGTCGAATATGCTTTTGAAAACGAACCTTGAGTGCTTTTTTAACTGCACTACCACAAACAGTGATGCCAATATAAAACTCAGCAGTGTTGGTGTTCACCAGCATATAAACTGCATGCATTCTATCTTGCCGAGGTTTTCTTTTTTTCATGCATATATTATAACGCAATCTGGATTAAAGGTCAACTAATAGTTGACCTCAACTGTGGCAAATCATGGGTTTTTTTCACAAATTCGCGATCTAAGTAATATTGAACCAGTTTAAAATTAATACAGCTGGGTAAATCCAAATAAGGTTCCTCAAGAATAAACTTAAATTTGGTGTTTGACCAGGAATTTGTTTTAATAAAGTCCCTATATGCTAGACGATGTTCTTTATTAGCTGCATCAAAAAGCACATATTGGCGTGTCAATGAGAAAGTTTTAAGCATATCAGTGTAAGATTTGAGTTTTGATAGTAGAGATTCCAAACATTGCCATTATCTTTTTAACGGAGGCTGGTATTTCCTGATTTTCAAATTCTTCAGGTATCATTATGGCCTTCAGATCACCCGAAGCATCAATGATGAATACGTAGTCATCCAAAGATATATTGTCAAATGCTGAGGTGTCCAGTGGAGTCATATCTGCCTTTTATTTAAACAAAATCAAAGACATCATCACTGCTTGGGCGATAAAACCCGCGCCAATGGTAATAGTATTCAACTGGTCTCGTAGCAAAATTGCACGGGCAAATAATAATACCAAGCTGGCCCAGACAAATAATACTAGGTCTAAGTTTGGAGTTCTATCGCTTAACCCTGTTAATAAGGCCAGCAAACTTGGTATGGTACTACAATGCAATACGATTGCTGCCAACCAGCCCAGTGTGTCAGCTGTCATGCGTTTGAGGTGATCCAAGAAAAATTTTCGAGTCAAAATTAAAATACCCAAAAAAGTAAATTTACTCACAGTTATGCTCCATTATTTGTAAAAAATATGTTGACCAATTTGATTAATTTTTTCCCGATCCCAGCCAGGTTTTATATATGCTGCGTGATAAAACATAGCTTGAGTTAGGCTAGGAAGTCTAAAATTTTCCAATAAAACACGTTTAGCTACCTCTTCGCTTTCTACATATTGTTTAGCTGATATAGCCTGAGTTCGATACTTTGTTTCGCAAGCCCAGCTGAACTGGCAAATCACCTTCTCATAAAATACATTCTTTTGGTAAACAACTCCACACACCCCAGACCCAAACTTTCCTGAGGCAACTCGATTTATTGTTACCTGCGCCACTGCTACTTTGCCCTCAAAAGGCTCATTGGCCGCTTCCCAGTAAATATTTTTAGTCAAACAATCTAGCTGCTTTACTCTTTCACTGGCAGTGATACCAACTACCTCTTGTGAGGCTATTTCAGTACGTAATGCTTGAAATTTTCTTACTGTGATATTTTCTAAAAACACAGCAATTAATACTATACCCAACACCATAACGCCTAGTTTTAAAACTGAAATAGCTTTGTTAAAGTACCTGGCGGATTCAATAGAAGCCATTGTATTTCCTTTCATGAAATATAAAGCACAGGAAAACCCCCATGCAAATAAGTTAAGTAGTTAACAGGTACTATTATAATGATTTTGTAATAAAAATCAATGTTTTCGGTTGTATCAAAACCTGTAAACTTACAATGTACCGGTGGGTTTGATCCCTGCTTCGCCAAATAATTGGTTATTTTTGGCCTGTGCCAGAATGCTTTTAATGGTATCGCCTGCTTGATTGTCTTGGCACATTCCATACAACATGTAATCTGTGCCTATATTGTTGGGGTCAGCCCCAAATTCTGGCAACGCACTTACGAAGCTAAAAATTTGATTGTTATCTGGAAACGAATCAATAGTTATGTTTGCCTTATTGTAATTATTAAATTCATAATACAATTGTTGACAAACATATGCATAATTATCATTGATCTGTTTAACAATCACTGGAATATTTCCAGTTTTGTCCGACACCAATTTATTTAGCAAAGTATAGTATTCTGCCTTTTTGGAAGTTAACAAATCTTTCCAATAATTCACATTTCTATTGGCCTCAGCTTCTTCAGCTGCGCTCAGTGAGAATTTTCCATCTGCTCTACTGATTTCGGTGAGAACGCTTCTTATTTGTGGCCCATAGGAGGTTGCAAATAGTTGCTCCATGCCATTGTTGACTAAACTCATGGGGTCGTTCAAATAACCCGAGGCTGCTCCGATGACGTTGATCAATGAAATAGGTGAGTTTGAGGATGTCTGTGGTAGATAAGTTCTCAATGCAGCTATCAGACCAGGTGTTAACATATTTGTTGAACTTGCCAGTCCTTCTACTCGTGTACCCACATCGCTTTGAACACTGTCAATTAGTGCAGCCAATTCTAATCCTGTGCTCAATGAGAAATTGGGAGCTTTTTCAAACAAATCTAAACCCATGTCCGCAAAAGTGGAAAACTCACTGTCATTGCTTAACCCGCTGGCTCGTTCAATACTGATATAATCCAGTGGGTTTAACATATTTGGAATCGTGCTACCCATAACGGATTGTATAGTGACTAAATCTGCCGGATTAGTTATGGCCTGTAATGTCTGTGTAATAATGGCAGTATAAGTTGTATTGTAAATGTCTGAAAAATTTACTCCAGCTTGCTCCAGGGTATTGGATAAACCACCCACTGCACCAAGGCCTGCATCTAACATAACTTTAGCCACTGAGTTTGATGTTCCAAATTTTCCATCAGGTATACAGGTAACCATACGACCTAGATTTTTAATGGCCTGTGTTAGAGCCTTACCCGTCTTGTACTTTCCCATGTTTTGGGAAATTAGACTGGAATAATTAGAAGCACCATAATAGGGAAAGTTTGTGGTTTCCGCTGCTTGTAATGCAGCCAAATAATCATTGACGGTATATACCCAACCCTGTGCTTGATAAAATACATTAATAAAATGAAAAGTATCCCAAACGTTGCTACCAGTTAGTCTTATTAATTGTAAATCCATGTAATAGTTAAAATTACCTGGCATTGTAGTATACTGAGCAGGCATAACTCCTGTCAGCGCCGGCATAGCACTGTCGGCACCGAAAGTCATAGCTCTGGGATCTTGCCAATATTCTCGAAAATATCCAGTTAAATAGGGAATAAATTTAGGTGAACTGCCATCTGGCCAAGTTGTAATTGTTACGGTAGCGCCATCTTCATTGACAACAGTTCTGACAGTGGGTGTAAGTGGTAATCCTGTAACAGAGTCCACTGCCAATCTTGCACCAGTATTTAATTGCATGGCCACTAAATTGCCTTGTGCACTTAGACTGCCAGAATAGACTCCACTGATAGAACTAGCTGTGGGTAAATATTCACTACCATCTAGGTACTCTCCCCAACCACCACCATTAAAGGTAGCAGGAAAACAACCTGATACCGCTCCAGACAATGCAGCTGCCAGAGTACAGCTTGTCGCTTCTCCCGAACCCTGGCCTGACCCTGGATCACCCGAACCACCGGCTGCACCCCCACTACCCTCGGCGCCACCGCCACTTCCATCAGGAAATCGTAAATGATAACCCAGTGACTTTCTTTTAACTTCTAATAAGTTCATTAGTACTCAATCTATCAAATCGTGTTAACACCAAGTGCCACCAGTGTCTCCAGTATCAGGAGTAGATAATCCTGCAGGACTTAAACCTGTATCGGGGCTGACATAATCGCCGCCTCTGCCATCAAAACCCCCAGCACCATCAGATACAGATCCGGCAATGACTACCTTTTTACCATAATAAGCAAATGTCCCACTGGCTACATCAGCACGTTTCCCAATGTATACTTCTTCATAACGATTTTCTTCTGGGCCGCAATCTTGAGCTCTGCGAAATAAAAAAATGTCATCGCCGCGACTGACATAACTGACCCCGGTGACATTTCTAATTATATCTGGTTGTTTTGCTATTCCAGTTCTAGGGTCATAATCCAAGGGATTTAACCATCCACTGTCGTTAAAGGTCCGCATTGTCAATAAGAAATCCTGATTTATAAACAATGGTGGTGTTGACCCACTTGCTAAAAATGTTGCCGCTGCTAATTGCAAAGGTGATAGTTTTACTTGACTTGCACCAGGTGTTAAATTAGCGTAAATATTTGGAACTGAACTCATAGGTATCCTTAACTTAATAATCCGGTGAACAAGCCCGAAGAACGGTTTCCAATTATGACATCAGCACTGGCTGTTCGAACTTCGTGCCCACATAACCCACGACCACTTTTGGTTATAGGGGGAACTCCATTTACTAAAATCCCACTGGGAGTGTCAAATGTTGGGCCACCGCAGTGGGTGGGAGGACAGTGGTATGCTCCACAACAAGGATGTGGGGAATATTGGCAATTCATTAATGCTATAGGTCTACCATTGACAAATACATTAGGGCTAACCGGAGCCATTAATGTGCCCCCGGGACCTAATATATCACCTAGTCTAGCAATGCCGCCTGCCATTTATTTCCTTAAATTATTATAGGTCCCTTAGACAAGGTCTTTATACCTGTGGTCGTTTGCAAGTAATGACCTTGAAGAGCGTCGATAGTTACTGAATGCATCATTACATGCTCATATCTTAGCTCTATGTCTTTATTTATATCTGCAGAAAACAGGCTTTGCATTAAGCCCAGCCCTTGTTGACTTGGTACTACTGTACATGGCCGGTTTAAAACCCACCCATGTGGTGTGGTTTCCACTATTTTTGCTACTATTTCGTCCCCATTTACTAGTTTAAATGCAACAATTTCTCCTGTTTTATATTGGCTATTAACTTTCAGCTTCAGCATTGACGTTTTCCTTTAATTGATTTAAATATGTTTTTAGTTCTGTAAACCCACCTATATGCGAGTCATCAATAAAAATTTGTGGAACTGATCTCGCAGTGGGAACAGCTTCTAATAATTCTTCTTTAGTGTAACCGTCTCCGATTTTCTTTTCTTCAAACGGTATTCCTTTGCTTTGCAACAAAGCCTTGGCTTGATCACAATAGGGACAATTGGGTTTACTCCATATAATAGCAGTATTCATTTTTTCTCCTGTTTATAAGTTTGGTAATTCATCATAATCTAGTTTATCGGATAACACTCCGATAACATAGTTTGTACTTTCAGTTTCTTGTAATGCTGATTGCTTGTTTGAAATGTTTGTATGTTTCGTAAACCACGGAATGGGAGTGGTTTTAGGTGACAACGACTGATAACGAATACCTATTTCCTTTAATGCAGATACGGCTGTGAAATCTACAAACTCTTTAAGAACAGCCGCATTTAATCCAATCACTGGACCTTTCTTAAACAAATAGTCGGCCCAAGCCTTTTCTTCACGAATCACATCCATGTATAATGCGTATACTTCGGCTTCGCATTCTTGCTTAATTTCAGCAAATCTACTATCTTCCTTGATTACTTGATTGATGATATATGCAGTCCACTCTTTGTGTAACAATTCATCTTGTAAAATTAAGCTAATGATATTACCATTACCGATGAAAATCTTATTCTCTACCATGGCTAAACTTGTAGCAAAACTCACCATGAATCTAAATGCTTCAAGTGCATAGCTTGCATGTAGTGCTAACCAAATAGCTTTGATATGCTCTTTTTCATTTACTAACATTTCCGCAATTTCTTTTTGACAGTTTAGTTTATGCAAATAATCATAATGCTGACCTACACTACTGGCCATATCAACAATTTCTTTGGTATCATGTATTGTGTTGAATACATCCTTGGGAACATTATAGATATTACGAATAATATGACTATAGCTCTTACTGTGAATATTTGATTCAAAAAATCCCCAGTTAAACATCAATGCTTCTACTTCGGGCAATGAGCATACTGGTGTAAAGACTTGTGTGGGACCTCGGCCCTGTAAACTATCTAATGCAGTTTGTCTCAAAACGTTACTGGTAAAGATATGTCTTACTGCATCACTGGCATTTTTAAAATCCCCCGAGTCTTTAGTCAAACTAATTTCTTCGGGTTGCCAAAAATAACCACGTGCAGTTGCTTCAAAGTCTGCAATCTTTTTGTACTTAACTTCCTCAAACCGTTGTACAGTTACTGGGCCTTGTGGGTCTAGAAACATCTTACGACTTAAATAATCTGTTTTTGTTGTTAAATTGTATTGTTGTTTTGACATATTGATCTCAGAGTTTACACGTTATAATTTGCAGGCGGCACAATCTTCTTCATCATCGAATTCTATCGCATCAAGCATAGTCGGGGCTTCTTCTGCGGCAGCTTTTGCACCTAGCTTATCAATGAGACTATAATATATCGTCTTCAAACCCCAGTAGTGTGCCAACATTAAATTCTTAGCAATTAGTGTAACTGGTACTTTACGGTCTGCAAAGTGTTTAGGTGAATAAAAAGTATTTGTGGAAATAGATTGGTCAACATATGCTGCCAATACAGCAGCAGTTTTTAAGTAATCAACACAATCAGTTTGATCCCACATTAATTGATATTTGTTTTTCAACTTATGATATTCTGGTACTACTTGAGTGAATGATCCTGCTTTACTTTCTTTGACACTAACTAAACTCATGGGCAATTCAATACCATTGGTGCTGTTAATGACCACTGAGCTAGATTCAACTGGCGCTATGGCCATTTGTGTAGCATTACGAACACCATACTTTTTCATTTCTGCGCGTAAGTGTTCCCAGTCTAATTCTGGAGTAAAGTCTGTTAGATCGTTAACTCCGTTAGCACGTAATTCCCAAGGAAACACACCTTGTCCATATCGTGTACGATCACTATTTAAACACTTGCCACGTTCTTTTGCTAATTCAACACTAGACTCAGTTAGATA